GCGTTGATTGCTGCGGGTGTCACCGACGAAGAAGGTTTCCCGGTCGCGGGCGTATCGATCGACCACATCGGGTCGTTCAGCCGCGTGACGGGTTACAACAAGCCCAAGCGCAAGGCCGACGAGCCTGTCCCCATCGTTGTGGAATACCCCGGCTGGCACACCAACTTGCGCGGCGATTTCACCGATGAGCAGATCGCCGCGTTGGCGCCGATCAGTGTTCAGCCAGCAGTCCCGCATCGCGTGTGGGCGTGACGTTGCATACAGACACTGTATAGTGTAGATTACACAGTAACCGTACCGGCGAGGCTCACCGGGAACTCCATAGGGGTTAACATGGACGCGAATGTCCCGACTGAAGCGGATGCCTCCGCGCCGGAACTGGAAGCCACGGCAGCAATCCAGCCCGCAGAAAACACGACGCCGGAAACGCCTGTCGAACAGGAAGCATCCAAAACCTTCTCCCAGGAGGAACTGGACGCCATCGTCGGCAAGCGGCTTGCAAGGGAACAGCGTAAGTGGGAGCGTGAGCAAGCCCAGCGACTGGAAATGGCTCAAGCGCAGAAAGCAGCAGCAACGCCTTCTGATCTGAGCGCCGACCAGTTCAACACCTACGAAGATTACGCAGAGGCTTTGGCCGAACGTAAGGCGGAGGAATTGTTGGCAAAGCGGGAAACCGCCAAGCAGCAACAGGCATTGCTCGCAAACTACCACGACCGTGAGGAATCAGCGCGGGATCGGTACGACGACTTTGAACAAGTCGCCTACAACCCCAACCTGTCCGTCACGGAGATTATGGCGCAAAGCATTCAGGCGTCCGACATTGGCCCCGATATCCTGTATTGGCTCGGTTCCAACCCGAAGGAAGCGGATCGCATTGCCCGGCTGTCGCCCATCTTGCAGGCAAAAGAGATCGGAAAACTTGAAGCCGGCATGGCCTCAAGCCCGCCGGTTAGAAAGACTTCAACCGCCCCGGCACCGATTGCGCCTGTCACAGCCCGCGCTTCCAGCGCGCCCGCGTATGATACGACCGACCCTCGTTCGACAAAGACGATGAGTACGTCGGAATGGATCGAAGCGGAACGGATGAGGCAGATCAAGAAGTACGAGGCACAACGCAACCGCTAATTTGGGACTACCACCATGGCCAACTCGATTCTTACTATCGACATGATCACGCGCAAGGCGCTTGAGATTCTCGAAAACAACCTCGTTCTGACCCGCAACGTCAACCGCCAGTACGACGACAGCTTTGCTGTTGAAGGTGCCAAGATCGGTTCGACCCTGCGTATCCGTCTGCCCGACCGCGCGCTGGTCACGGACGGCGCTGCCCTTCAGGTGCAGGATGACAACGAACAGTTCACCACGCTGACCGTTGCCAACCAGAAGCACATCGGCGTGAACTTCACGACCGCCGAACTGACCATGCAGTTGGACGACTTCGCAGACCGCGTGCTGAAGCCGCGTATCTCGCAGCTTGCCTCCAGCATCGACGCTGACGTGGCCAACGCTTACGCCACCATCGGCAACACGGTCGGCACTCCCGGCACCACCCCGTCCACTTCGCTGGTTCTGCTTCAGGCCCAGCAGAAGCTGAACGAAAACGCTGCCGTGATGTCGCCGCGCTACGCGACGGTCAACCCGGCGGCCAACGCTGGCCTGGTTGAAGGCATGAAGGGCCTGTTCAACCCGACCGACACCATCAGCAAGCAGTTCAAGAACGGCATGATGGGCACCGGCGTGCTCGGTTACGAAGAAATCAACATGTCGCAGTCGATCAAGCAGTTCACCACCGGCACCCGTACCGCCACCGGCGCCACGACCTCGGCGGCTGTCACGGCTGAAGGCGCCACCACCATCGCCATCACTGGCGCTGGTAACGCCAACACCGTCCGCGCCGGCGATGTGTTCACCGTGAACGGCTGCTTCGCTGTGAACCCGCAGACCCGTGAAAGCACTGGTTCGCTGTTCCAGTTCGTCGCGCTGGCCAACGTCACGCTGGGTTCTTCGGGCGAAGGCAACATCACCGTCGCGCCGATCTACTCGGCTACCAACGCGCTGGCCACCGTGAACTCGCTGCCGGCGACTTCGCAGGCTGTCGTGTTCGTGGGTGCTGCTGGCACCCAGTACGCGCAGAACCTGGTGTACCACAAGGACGCCATCACCTTCGCCACCGCCGACCTTCTGCTGCCGCAGGGTGTCGATATGGCGTCGCGTCAGGTGCACAACGGCATCAGCCTGCGTATCGTGCGTCAGTACGACATCAACAACGACCGTCTGCCCTGCCGTATTGACGTTCTGTACGGCTACAGCACGATCCGTCCGCAGATGGCTTGCCGCGTCTGGGGCTAACCTGAAACCGGCCCCCGGTGCGCCGGGGGCCAACTTCTTTGAAAGGATTCTACAATGGCTCTCCCCAATGGCGGCGGTGGTTATCAGGTCGGCGACGGCAACCTGGCAGAACCGCTCATCGACGCGATCCCGCTTCCGGTTTCCATCACGGCGGCTGCTACGCTTACCCCCGCTCAGGTGGTGAACGGCGTGATCTTGGCCAACAGCGGCGTTACCACCACGCAGACCTACACGCTGCCGACCGTGGCGCTGCTGGAAGCAACTCTGACCAACTCGGACAAGGTCGGCACGTCCTTCATGTTCCGCGTGGTCAACCTCGGTACGTCGTCCGGTACTGCGGTTATCGCCGCTGGCACCGGCTGGACGATTTCGGGTTCGCTGACCATGACCATCCCGGTCACGACCGGCGCCGTCATGCTTGCCCGCAAGTCGGACGTTGGCGCTTGGACGCTGTATCGCGTCGGTTAATAGATGTCAGCCCTGGCCTTCGGGCCGGGGCTACCTTTTAGGAGAAAGACAATGGCTAACACCAAATCCATCGGCGTTGCCTACAGCGATCAGGACATCGTCGGCGCGCAGTATCTTCTGAGCGACGAACAACTCGGCTACACCGCCGCTGCACAAGGCTCTGTCACGCAGTTGACCAGCAAAAGCACGGCGGTGACTCTGAACTCGTCGGCTGGCCGCATTACCATGAACGGTGCGGCTCTCGCAGGCAGCACTGCCGAGACGTTTACGCTGAACAACACCCTGATTTCGACCAACGACGTTCTGATTGTCAATGTTTCGGCAGGTGGAACTGCGGCTGCTTACACAACGTATATCTCCAGCATGTCGGCGGGTTCGGCTGCTGTCACGCTGCGAAACATGACGGCGGGTTCGCTGTCGGAAGCAGTTGTGATCAACTTTGCGCTGATCCACTGCGCCTAACAGAGTGGGCGGCCTTCGGGCCGCCCATTTTACGGAGTTTCTATGTCCGTTATCTACATGGTTCACCCGACGCACGGCGCAAAAGTGGCGATCTCCGACGCTGAAGCGATTTTGGATGCAATGGATGGCTGGGAACGCTATGATGTGATTACATCATCCGTGGTGACGGACGACGACGAGGATGAGATCGTCAACGAGATGGCAACACCAAAACGGCGCGGGCGGAAACGCAACGTCGTACAAGATGTTTCGGAGTAAACCCTCATGTCTAACGCATCCGCTCAGAGCATTATCTACAAGTCGCTCCGCCTTCTAGGTGTGCTGGCTTCAGGCGAAGCGCCCACGGCTGCGGAAGCGCAGGATTCGCTGTACAGCTTGAACTCGATCATCGACTCGTTCGCGGCAAACCCGCAATATTACTACACAAATTTGGCCGAAACATTTTCGACGCGCTCGTCGCAGTCGAGTTACGCCATCGGCAATTCGATCATGTCGATTGCCACGCTTACCAGCGTCACCACCACCGCGACCGCTACTACGGCACAGCCGCACGGTCTGGCTACAGGTAACTTCGTGACTGTAAGCGGCGCTTCGCCGGCGGGCTACAACGTCACGGCTGCGGTTACCGTGACCGGCGCGCAAACCTTCACCTACACGATTGTGTCGGTTTCCGGCGTAGCTGGCACAGGCACGATGGTGTTCGCCAACGCCGACTTCAACACGTTGCGCCCGATCCGCGTTGTCGGCGCGTTCATCCGTACCGGCTCTGGCGCGACTGCGATAGACTCACCCATAGGTATCGTCACTGAGCAGTTTTGGAACAACATCGCCGACAAATCTGCTACGGCTGCTATTGCGACCACGCTGATGTACCGCCCAACTTATCCGTTCGGGCAGGTCATTCTGTACCCTACGCCCTCTGGTGTAACGTCGCTGTTCCTCAAGACGGAACGCACTCTAAACACATATGCGTCGCTGACCGATGTTGAGTTTATACCGCCAGGCTATCAGCGTCTGCTCGAACTGTCGCTGGCCGTGGAACTGGCGCCGGAATACGGTTCACGCGCCGCGCCTGAAACGGTTGCTTACATCAAGTCGAGCCTTGCCGACATCATGCGGACTAACATGCAGAAGCTGTCGTCGTCCAAGATCGGGGCTATCCCGAACCCCAACGTGTTTGCCGTCGAGGCTGGCATGGCGCAGACTGGATATTCTGCTGGGTTCAACGGCCCTTCAGGGGGGTAAGCTGTGACAACTGTCCGTGAACTGCTGAACGACACGCACAGGTTGTTGAACCTGACCGCTTCGGGCAACGTCGTGCCTGAAGTCAACTACCAGGACAATCTACGCACCCTGAACCAGATGCTTGATAGTTGGAACACCGAAAGGCTTTCGGTGTTCTCGACGCAGGATCAGGTCTTCACGTGGCCTGCGGGCGTGCTGTC